CAATAGATGATGCCAGTAACCTGATAGTGTATTATAGCGACGATGTTGCTGATAGTGAAAAAGAAGCGTCTGGAAGTGGTGACTTATCTTGGTATGGTTTATTAAATCAATTAAAGCGTTTCGCACAGAGATATCAACTAAGCTTTGAACTTAGAAACACAGACAATTTGAAGTCTGATATGGCCAAAAGAGATTATATGAAGAAACAAGACCAAATTGCGGAAAGCAAAGAAGAAAAGGATCCAATTTGGAATAAAGGTACACCAATGCCAAAAGACTATACTTGTCACTGTGGTATTCATGTTCATCCAAGCGTTCGCAATCCAAAAGCAATACACACTCCAGATTGCCCTTATGCTAAAAAGAAAGGCATGTCGGAAGGCTCTACTGGTGTAAGTGTTAAAAAATGGGCAGCGCAAGTTAGACAAGATCATGGCGCTGATACTAAGTTTAGTAATGATAAGGTACATGACCGTGTAATAGCCCGTAAAGATAAAGAAATCGTGGGTTCATATGATCGTAAAGCTAATAACGGTACTGTATTTTCTCCTAAGCAAGATGTGGCAGAAGGCTATGAGGGCGATGACCGTGGTAATTACGATTCCACTGCCGACGATGCATGGGAAGCATCCCAAAAATATAGCAAATCAAAATCTCCGAAAGCTCACGCTGAGGCAGCCCGCTTACATACTGAAGCAGCACATTATGCAGCAGCAGAGGGTAAAGATTCTTCAGTAATACAAGGTCATCAGAACGCGGCCGGCGCGCATAAGCAGGCTGAACAAAAATATAGGTTAAAAGGTGTCACCTTTAAAGATATGGCGGAAGGGTATAGAGTTGTTCCTGACATTGATAGAGAACGATACCAAGAGCGTTCGGGTTTAGAAGGTCCATTCCACGCTAAGAACGGTAAGGTTGTTTATTACGATAAACGAGAAGGCAAATACTATGATCCAAACACCGACATGTATATCGACTATGATGATTGGCAAGCTATGAATGAGCAGGATATGACAGAAGGCTTAGAAGATTCTAATATACAAAAAGCCATAATTGATACTGTTGAAAAAGTATTTTACGACAATGATATACAAGATTACGGTTCTTTGGAAGCAATTCGCCAAGGAGTAAAACATCGTTTTTCTAAACCAGGTGCCACTACTAAATCTGCTATAGAAGGTATATTGGATATATTAAATAAGCGTATGATAAAAAGAGGAATCGATGGTAACTTGGTTAGATTCAAGGAAGCACTAAGCCGAGAGTTCGCTCACCAACTTAAAAAGCAAGGTGAGGCGGAAGGCTACTATGGTGATGACCGCGGTGATTATAGAAAAACTGCTGGAAAATCAAATAGTTCTTTTATTATTACAGCTAAAACCGCAGAAGGTGATACTAAAAAATACCGTGTTAAGGCACAAAATTCTGATATGGCAAAAGAAAAGTTTGTACAGCATCATTCAATGGCTGAAATATTAGATGTCAAAGAATTTAGAGAGCAAGGTGTGGCAGAAAGTAATCAACAAGTAAATGAAAGTTACTACCCAATGGGCAAACAAGGTAGCTATAGTGATGCTGTACCAACAACTAAAATCATTATTCAGCATAGTCGCAGAATAGAAGAGGGTGAGCAGCGTTATCGCAATATTGCTAAGATATTTGTAGAAAATAGTGAAGGTGAGCGTTTTGTAGTACCAACTAAGAAGCCAGGACTAGCCCGCGTACATGCTAGACATATAGCAGAAGGTGGCACCCCTTATGATGAGCGTGGTTGTCATATTACTTCATTAATAGAAGAATATTCTAAAATGTCTGGCTTTATGCGCGCCACAAGAGGCAAGCAGTTTAATGAGTCAGCACAGCAATTAGTAACCGAAGCTGTAAATTATTATCAAAGTTTGCGTGAAAGTTTAAGCAAGATGACTGGTCATCGTGGTTATTCAGCTTACTTTGAAAGTTGGACACCTGCACTAATGGAAGATGGAGAAGAACAAGAAACTAATCTTAACGAACTATTCGTACAAGAAACCCTCGATCCCAGAATTGAAAGTGTTATGCCAATCTTAGGTAAGCTACAAAGAAAATTGGGTAACATAAAACAAGTAGATGAGTTGGCAGAATGGGCTGATAATATTATTGAAGATTGGAAAGGTGAACTTGCCGGAGGTACTTTAGGCGGTGTGGGTGGAACACTTGCTGGATCTGAATTAGGTGCGCTAGCAGGTGGTCCAGTTGGGGCAGCAATCGGCGCGGTTGTAGGTGGTGCCGCCGGCGGAACTGCTGGTCAGATGGCAGGTAGAAAGTTAACAGATAAAGACCAACTAAACGAATTTGCACCATTGTTGGCAGCGGGAGCGAGAGCTATTATACCTTTATTGAGTCGAATTGGTCCTACATTAGGTCAGATGGCATCAAGCGCAGGCAAAGCCGGAGCTGGAGTTGCTGGAAAAACGGCTACTGGTATTGGACGTGGCGCAGTAGATGTCGCTAAATCGGCGGCACAATCAGTAGCACAAAATGCAGGTAAAGTAGGGGTAGGTGTAGGTGCATACCAAGCTATTACTGACGTAGCAAATAGTGTAATTGGTGGGGTTGGGGAAGTATATCGTGATGTTGGCAAAGCCACAATTGCAATTGCACAAGCAGTAGGTAATGCGGTTGACAGAAACACTATTACTGAATTAGCAAACGCCGCAGTCAAATATTCAATCCCAATTGGTATATTGCTAGCTGTGTTATACGGTGGTAAAAAACTGATTGACCAAGTACTGAGCGAAGAGATCGATGACAGTGTTGCAGGTTTTGCAGGAAAACTAGTTGGTGATATCACTCCGAATCCTAATGACTTCGTGGCAGGGTTTAAGAAAACATTTGAAGGTGCTAACGAAAGCGTCAATGAAAGTGAAGATGAATTGGCTAGAATTCTACAAATGGTCAAGCATAAAAGATAAGGGTAAATTACTTATCAAAAACCTCACTTAAAACGTGAGGTTTTCCATATCTAGCATAAATACACTTGATATGAGTAACAGTACATGCTATACTGTTACTTGTGTTAGTTACTTCATTGGGAAGTAGCGACATTAAACAACAGAGACCATCTCAATTTATAAGGATATAATATCATGGCATCATTAGCAGACATCCGTGCCCGTATCGCGGCACAAGAAAACAAAACACAAAAGGGTACAGCTACCCAATCAGATAATTCAATCTTCCCACATTGGAATGCAGACGAAGGCACTACTTCAACCGTTCGCTTTCTTCCAGACGCAAATAGTAGCAATACTTTCTTTTGGATCGAACGCGCACTAATCAAACTACCATTCAATGGCGTAAAAGGTAATCCAGAATCTAAACGTGTAGAAGTACAAGTTCCTTGCATGGAAATGTGGGGAGATGCTTGCCCTATTCTAGCAGAAGTTCGCCCATGGTATAAAGATGAATCACTAAAAGAAATGGCAAACAAGTATTGGAAAAAGCGTTCATATCTGTTTCAAGGGTTTGTTCGTCAGAATCCAATTGGTGATGACAAAGTTCCTGCTAATCCAATTCGCAGATTTATTATCTCCCCACAAATCTTTACTATTATCAAGTCAAGTTTGATGGATCCTGAAATGGAAGAACTACCAACTGACTATATGCGTGGTCTTGATTTTAACATCAAAAAGAGTAAAAAAGGTGACTATGCAGATTATTCAACTAGTACTTGGGCTCGCAAAGAATCAGCACTAACTCAAGTTGAGCAAGCTGCCATTGAAGCACATGGTCTATTCAACCTAGCCGACTTCTTACCCAAGAAGCCAGGTGAAGCAGAAATGCGTGTCATCAAGGAAATGTTTGAAGCATCTGTTGATGGACAAGCTTATGACGTAGAGCGTTGGGGATCATACTACAGACCATTTGGCATTGAAGCTCCAGCAGGATCTCAACCAGCTGCCCAAGCTGCTGAAACTGCCCAATCAAGTAGTGTCGCTTCATCAGTACCAGAAGCTATGGATGATGAGCCAGCTGAAGCTACACAACCTATCACAGTTCCAAAAACAACATCAAGTGACAAGGCTACCGACATTCTTGCAATGAT